GATGGGAAAAAGCCGTAAGATACTTGCTGAAATTCATTTTCTTCCGCCTTCTTTAACTTACGAGATACTAAATCCAAAACATTGCCTGTTTCTGCTAATGTTTCTTCGCTAAAAGTAAAGTAAAAGTGCTTTTCCCTTACTCCACTTAGTTCATAAAACTTTTGTTCTGCCTCATCGTTAAGACTGTACAGTCCAAAAGTTGCGATCCTATTCTGCTCTTCTGGTTCTTCTAAGTTTCCCATCAACGCAGATGCCTGTCCATAATACTCCATTAGACACCACATGTCAACAATTTTTTCGTTGACCTTCTGAAAATAGTTGCCAATTGATATATCGGACGATAAGTTAGAGATACTTTTGTTTGAAACCATCCACATTTTATTGAATAGTCCTGATCGTGCAAATTCTTGTAGGATATTCCTTACAACTCGTTCTCTTTCCTTACCATTGTTGTTCATAAAAGAAGTATCTGGCTGGATATAAAGAAACCCTATTGACTTATCTTTAAAATTTTCTAGAATTTTTAGGCAAGCCCCAGTTATAACGCCTGAACCTGCCATAACACACAAGATTTCATTTGATTTTATACTATTTTTAAGTTCGCTCAGGTCAATTTGAACCTTCTCAGCCGCTTCGATCGTCTTTACTTTAGGGAATTTTACAAAAGCGTCTTTGTGTGTATCAATAGAATATGTTTTGTACCCCTTTTCATCAAAAAGTTTACATATTTCACGACCTGCGTTGCCAATACCTATTATTTCCATTGTGTTCCTAACCCACCAAGTGTTTTTCCTACCTGGATATTTAATTTAAACTCACCGTACCTTGTTTGTTTGAATACATCTCTAATCTGATTAAGTAGTTTATAATCCATCCTATCAAAGTCCAAAATCATACTGTCATGAATAAGCATGGAAACATAAGACTTGGCGTTATTGTCCTCCAAAATCTTATGAACCTTATAAGCCTGCTCTAAAAATAAATCAGATGCTGTACTTTGAACAAGATAATTGAGTGCATGGTAATTATCTGTTTCAATCTCTCTATCAAAATCAGTTGTAATTTTGCCATCAGAAAAATATTTTTTTAGTAAACTTTCTCGGTCATACTCACGAGATAAAAGCTTATCATCGGAATTTGGATTGTAAAGCCACGCAAACATTCTCCTTTTCGCTTCAGATCGCTCTGTACCGTCCTTAAATATATTCTTGATGTTCCAGTCGTGCATATCCTCTTTCGGCTGTTCTCGTCCAACCAGAGCCAAAAGAACACGCAATTCAAAGGCATTGTAATCAAACTCAACAAAAACACCGTTATTTGGTTTGATCATCGTGCGATATTCTTTATTGAGGGTGAGGAGGGGAAACGAGGCAGGGGTAGTAGATAACCGCCCCGTGATAGTCCCGAAGGTGTTATAGTGGATAAACGCAGGACTCGCTGAATATCTTTTAATAATTTTCTTTATCCGATTATCGTTTGCGGCTGTATACACGCTTGATAAATCTAAGTTCAATGGACGTTTTGAGATTGAATATGTTAATTTTTCAATATTTTCCAGTTGAGTATAGTTTTTTGGTTCTTTATAATTTTCAACGGCTAAACGCATTGCCTTGTTTTTAAGACTGAAATAGTCCTCAATGAACGACGGTCCTACTAACTCATCCAAACAGAAGTCTCGCGGGTCGTATCCGCACACGCCATATGATTTAAGTGTGTTCTTAATTTTGTCTTCAAGCGATTTATATTCTTTGCGATCTCGATCAGACAACACTTCGGTATAATCCTTTCCACCACAGAACAGCTTAACAAATTTTACGTCTAGAGGAAGATCTTCCTGGTAAGTCCAGGTGTATTTCATATTTTCTTCATAGTCTGAGAAGATTTTGTTGTCCGCATAAATGCTCTTGCAATTATTTTTTGTATCAATTTTTGAGAAAAACATGCCTACATTGTATCAAGCTTTTACTTTTTTGTCAAGGCTTCATATTTTTGGTGGGACTTACAAGGCATAAACAAGCCACTTTCCATCTGATGTACACCATCACACTTTATTCTTTTAGCGTCTAAAGCAGCTAGCAAATAAGAGAATAAAGCTTCTTGCTCGGAAAAAGTTGTAAATTTATCAGTATACTCTCTACCACGGGTCCAAAAGTAAATAAAGTCTCTTGTGTTAGTTTTATCCATATTATTCTTACTAAACAAGAAGTTCTCCAAGTAATTAATTGACTGTGACTGCAATAAGAATTTTTCTTGATTAAATTTTGAATTTTCCACATAAGCAGTGCTACTATCTAATTTAGCAAGACTGTTCATGTTGTTTGTTAATACAGACAACTCTTCCTTCTCTAAAAGACACCCTTCTTCCTTTGCTCTGAACTTAGCGTATGTAACCAAAGCTTTTTTGGCTATAACTTCTTTACCAGCGGCGTCCTCAATAAAAAATTGAGATAAATCACCTTTTTCTCTTTCTATCCTGTTTGTACTGAACTTCCTTGCAAACTTCTGACTTAAATCTCCATTAGTTGAAAATTCTGACCTGTATTGGTATTTCTTAATAAAAGAATTGTAAATTTTTATAATATTCCCTATGAAATCTGAGATTAAACTTTCCGACGAAGTATAAAAATTTCTCCTAATGAAATAATTTTTATAAATAAGTTCTGGCAAGTCTTGTAGTTCAGGGACTGGGAAATAGTTTGAAACGTATTTTTCCAATAGAACACTTGATTCAACGTCAGCGATCAATCTGCCTGGATAGTTTGGATCAATTTTTAATCCGTTCATTTTCGCAGTATAGTTTAAAGCACCATATCTCGGGTCGTTGAGGATTTTTTGTTTATCTTTTTCACTGTTTATTGTAATAAAATCAACCGCAAATCCAGTATTATAGATATTGTATTCCTGGCTTTTGAAAAACCCTGTTTCAGTTATTGGGTTATTTGTAGTCAATGACCACAAGAAAAATAAATTTATAAAGTCATCTATGTTTTTTATCTTGTCTGTAAATTTTATATCATTTAGGACGTCAGCAAAGAATAAGCTATAAAGCTCTCTAAAGTATACTTGATAATCGCGGCTTGACGAATATCCTCGGATTATCTTTATATTGTTTAAAATGCTCTTTGGATGGGTTCTCCTTTTCACATTGTAATCCACTAAAAAATTCTCTACAGCGTCGGCAACAAAATTCAGAGCTTGAATCTTTGTACCAGCGATTTCTTTAAAATTATCATCGTTAAAATTGACAGTAATAAGTCTGTTTGCATAATCTTTTTTACCATAAAATAGATCTTTATACCAAAGGTCAAGTTGGTTCCTTAGACTCACATCGTTTTTATTTTTGTTTTTAAGTGGCAAGTTTTTTTGATTGACCTGTTTTTTGTAAGAGGCACGGCTTTCATAGACCTCTGAAGCAGGAGATGAATTGTTTATATCTCGGACGTCAACATCACGAGCAGCACGTTTTTTCTCCGTGGTTTTAAATTCTAAATTATTTATGTTGATAACTGGCATATAATAATTATAACAAACTTAGTATTGTTGCACTTCTAGATTCCTGATAAGGGTGGTTGTGGAGATACTGACTGTGGTCTTTCTGTCCCGGTAGGTCCTATAGCTGTGGATGAGATTTGTTGCTGTTGCTCAAAATCTACTTGTGCGCCAGTTTGATCAGCAAGCTCAAGAAGCCCTGATTCTTCAAGTTCTTGTGTAGCAAGTGCCTCATCGAGAATGTCTTCTTCAAATATTTTATCTTCGATATTAGCTATTTTTATTCTATACGTTTTATCGATTGCCTCTGTATTATCATAAACATATTGTGGAAAAGAATACAGCATACCGTTTGTAGGGAACAAGACTTCCTTGTCAGTGCTCTTTTCAGCCAAGGACAACGCAAAGGAAACCAACTGAGACTCTCTTTTTACCGTAGATGCATTAATGGTCTTTGTGTACATTCCGTTTTTCATGTCCAGTTGATCTGTTATTGAATTGATAGTATACAACCCACCAATTTCAAAATCTTCAAAGCCCACTCTTTTCAAAGCGTCTTTTGGAGAAAGCGGACTATAACCAAGACTCCCGGCAGGGATATATATGAGGTTTGAGAATTCATGAATACGATTGCCATATAAAGTAGCATTAACAGTGTATTGGTATGCAGATGAGATAAGAATAGGACCAACCCCTGGCTTTTGCTTATTTAATTCATAATTTAAGTTATTGATGTATTGATCACCAGACGAATTAAAAGTTAAATTTTTCACAAGTCCATTTGAAGCGCCAACAACCATTTTACCAATTCCGGCATCTAATAGCTGAGTATCATCCTTTAAGAATGCATCGGACGCAATTTTTACGTTCCTGCCTAAAAAGAATCCAGAATTTTCTGAACTTAGCCTGGGGGATTGACCCACAAATAGACAGCCGATTGAACTGTCAAACTCACTATCATTAAAATAATCTTTTGCAAAGCTCTTAATCGCATTTTTGTTGCCGTCAATCAAATCAAAATAGTTTTTGTTCAATGCCGAGTTGTTTTTCCACTTTTTTTGGTTAAAATGAAAATAGGGAAAACATATTGATGGCAGGGCAGCGCGTTGTTCTTTTTGAACAACTAACGATGGGAATACGTCATGCAAGTAATAATATAAGAAATCTTTGAAAGAAGCCTTTGGTCTTTGGTTGAAAAAAGCTCGCAATGTAGACTTAACCATTTTCATCTCAATTGGGATATCGCCAACATTACACCAGTACTTTTTACCATTAGTCATTGGCATGGGAAAATTTCCTAAAACAAAGTATGGGATTTCGTCTTTTTCACCAGTCGCCTTCGCTAATTGGGTTATAACATTTAAAATGTCCCTAAACAACATAAAACTAACGATTTTTAAACCCGGCAGGCTCACCAATAGATCACTAAAGATCTCTTCCTGTAAATCATCCAGGAACTTTTTAGCATATGCTGCGACTGTGGTTCCTGGCTCATAATCAAATTTGTCTGATAACCCTAGAAAATCAATTGTTTTTAATTTCTGTTTATCTGACAAGATAGAAGTTTTAAGTTTTGACTTTTCTCTTATTTGTAGAACGCTTCTCTTAACGCTATCCGCATCATAAGTTGTAGAAGTCACCACCTCTTTGCCATCCACCGGGATTGGTTCTTGTGATGTGTCAGATGAAAATCTAAGTTTTTTTGTAATTTTAGTTTTCAATGTGTACTTTTTATCTTTTGTTTTTGTAGTAGTGATTGAAGCATTATATATTAAGTCGCTATCTTCACAAAATTTTTCAAACAAATCTATGTAACTTGTGTGTTTTAAATTCGATAGCTCCTCTTTTAAAACAGACATCTCTTTTAACCTTTCAATTTCTTTTTGTGGCTGATCGTAAAAAGTTACAGAATCTAATTTCTTAATTTTTGTAACCTTTTCACGGATGTTTTCCGTTGTAGCTCCTTTAATTTTTTTATAGACCTTCTCATTGAAAAAGATACCTGTCTTAAAGTCTGTTGATTTAAATATGCTATCAACTGTCGAGGGGACGTAACTAACATTCATTACGAAACTGCCATCCTCGTTAAAATTAATTTTATGATCATTAGGGTTCATTAGATAAAAAGTCTTTTCAAACTTTTTAATTCTTGCTTTATCTTTAAAACTTAGGACCTGATCGGAAACTGCGTCATCAACGTTCCAACCATATTCAACCACTAATTTGTAATCTTTGTTTTGTAACGTTATTAACTCTGTATATCTTAGATCTTTTATATCAGAAAAAAAGCTGCTAATACCACCACCTTGGGAGAGTCTGTTGAGATAAGTGTTTAAACCACTGGAGATCTCTATCGCAGGTTTATGGGCAAATACATGGAAAGATGAGAAATAGAAACTCATATCAATATTAATCGGATCAAAAATGTTTGTCTGATTGTAAACCCGGTTTACTGTCATTGATTGGATAGCAGCTAACTCGCCTCGACTGGCAGCTTTAATATTTGAGCCGTTAGTAAATGTGGATTGCAACCTACCTGTGACTCTATCATTAATACTACCTCCTTGGACCTTATCTAAATAAAAATCCAAATCAAAACTTTTTCCAAAGGCTAGAGGAACTGCGCCTCTCTTAAAATCTAATTCTGTTTTTGTATATGGATTTGGGACCAAGTACATTCGAATGTATGGTACCAAAGCAGCCTTTTGTACAGTTGTTAGATTCTGCATCATTTTAATATGTGCCTGTCTTTCATCCACTGATGCAAATCTAAGACCGGACTCAAAATCACAACCATACGATGTGTTTAAAGAGATCGTTCTTTTATTAAGTTCAAAGTCTTTTTCAATTTGCTGTTTGTGCTGCTCTTTAAAAAATTTATAAATTTTATTTTTATTTTTAGAGTTGGCAATATGAGGAAGCAAGCTCTGAATCAAAAAGGCTTGGTCCAGAGAGCTTTTCTTATCTACTGTTGCCAGTTTTGCTGGAAAGAATAAATCCATACTAAAATCCTAAATCTGTTAAGACTTGACCCAAAGGCATTGGAATTCTAATCACATCACCAGTTGCAATATGACTTTCTGTTGGTTTCTTATTAAACCAAGCTAAAATCCACCAATAGCTTGGATCGCCATAGAATCTTTCTGCTAATTTATAATAGTGGTCACCCATCGACCAAACATGCAGTTCATATCTATAAGACAAACTTTCATTGAAGTTTGGGTAATCTAAATTTAAAGTTGCTTTTTTAGCAATAAACTTTTTTCTATGCTCATCAAACTTTTCTTTATAAACTTGTTTATAATCTCTGTCATCTAAATTTTCTGTGCTTGTTTTAGAATATCTTGAAATTGCCATATTATTACCCTACTAGCCTAATTGCTGCTCCTCTGAAGCCTCTTGGCTAATTGGAGCATTCCTGCCATAGAAAACTTCAGTTGGATTAAATCTATCCACGTTTGTTTTGTAAGGAAAATCTCTTGAGGAGTTTGATCTACCATCAACAAAACCAACGACATCTTCGTGTAAAACAGAGAACGTGAATGTTAAAGAGTAGCTTCTAAAAAAGATATTTGTTGAATTTTGTTGTCCATCTTTACTAGAAAAGTAAAATCCATCTGATGGTGTGAAATCATATTTAAAGTTTGTTACATACCCCAGAAGACCGCCTGAACCTCTGAGTTGATTCGAAATCAGATTTGCAAATTTTACACGAATCAAAGGTGATGAGCTTATAACTAAATCCCCTTTGAAACTGTTGTATGATGGATATAAATTGTGTATAAACTTATTTATCTTTTTCATATTTTCATTAGCGTCTGCTGCATCAAAACATGGGATTTCCAAACCAACACTAATTGTTCTGGTAACCCCCTTATATACTGGAGTAGGATCTGTGCGTCCAAACACCTGTTCGCCGGTCACGCCAATTGAATAATTATCTTCAAAACTTTTTATGTAAGCTGGGAAATAAAGGGAATTCGTTGTCAGCGCACTAAGAAATGGTATGTTTCCCTCTCTTGTCGGGAAACTAATTCTAATATTAGAAAAACTTAATGAGTTTCTAATGCCAGCTTCTGCTGGCAGCGCCGTTTTTATTGTCGTATCTGAGCCTACATTGCTGGCAAACGCACCATCAATCGCAGATAGACCGGTGTCCACAAGACTTGTAAGATAATCGTTTCCTAAATTAATTGCCATACTATAATTATCAACTTATTTATTTTCTGATGCCTTGACCAGAGACAATTCCACCACTAGCATTCACTAGTTCTCCAACGATCCTTTTCATATCGTTCAAGTCTTTCATGAGAGGACCCCTTGCACTTGCTGGCAGCTTGTCAATTACACCAGCAAACCTCAGAACAATTGCACTTAATTTAACAACTAGGCTAGCAGTTTTTTCAGCGAACTCTCCTGCCATTTTTGTGAAGGCGGCTGTCTGATCTTTCATTAATTGACCAAGTGCCTCTGTTGAGCTAGCTAAAGTTACATTATTCTTGTTTAACTGCCTAGCGACGACTGCGAGTTGTTCTTGGGCTGCGGCAATTTCTTTGGCTCTGGTTCTTGCCGTTAAGACATCTCTAGTTGTAGCCGCTCCACGACGCAAGGTGTCGATATCGGTGGGAGATGTTGCAGTAGCGCGAGCTTCGATATCCCTTACATTAAAGCTCCTCTGACCAAGAGTACGGAGTCCCTTTGGTCCTAGGGCGGTACCAATTACTGTTTGCCCAAGGGCTGCGACAAGGGCGGCTCTCATGGATGGGTTTAAACTTTGTGCTCTTTGGTTTAATTGCGAAATGATTTTGACGATCGCCCTTTGTCTTGTCTCAGGATCAGAACTCATTAAGCCAGATGTGTCAGGAGCAATATTTAATCTACCGGCAATTTGGCTAATCCTACTCGCCTGTTGTTGTCTCTGCTGAATTGTAAATGTTACATCCAGTGCCTTGTTGAGTGAGTCGGTGGTTGTATTAAACCTTCTGCCCACCTCGGTTGATCGAATTGCTAGTCTTTCTAAGACTCTCTCCGACTGGGCAAAAGTAGCGTTACTGCTTAGAAGACCCTGGGTTAGATTTAACAGTTCCGCAGGTGGTCTCTTTAAAGCTACAGACAAACCAATCAGCCTATTAGTAAACTGCCCAGCAATCTGAGACCCTTCCTTTTGTTGAAAACTCAGGTCTCTAACAAAATCAACCAACTTTGATCTTTCAACTAGATTGGAATTCGCTGCGATGCCCTTATCTAAATTGCCAAGATTGATGCCAGTCGCCTCAAACGCTGCTGAGAGATCAAAAATAGTTTGTGTAATATTTTCTTGCAAAATGGCAAAATCATTAGTTTCGCTATTTAGTTCTTTAAAAAGGTTTATAGACCGGTCAATTTGAGTATTGAAGTCTGTAAAGCCTATTTCTTTCACTGCCTTCTTTTGGAGTTCTTGGATCTCATTAAAAAACGATAAGACTTTTAAAGATGATGTCTCAATGTCCTGACCAATTGTATTTAGGAAACCCCTTGTAGCCTTAAGCTCGGTGTTGACTCGGGCAAGTGCTGGGATTGATGCCGCGAGTGCATTTAATGCGGCTTTTTGGTTATCATCAGGTGGCAAATTAGTTCTCCTCGGGCACCTCTGTTGTAGCTATCGTTATAAACATCTCAAAAATCCAATCTCTCTTTTTTATTGGAAATTTTGATATCTCAGAGTAGCTCCAACCAGATTGTGTCAAGAACATAATATTCTCATAGACACTGTGTATATAACTAGAGTTCAGGGAAAAAAAAGTTCGCCTGGATCGGCAAGCCCCCTTCCTGCTCATGGTTACAATGTGAGCAGGTGGACCCAAAGTTAAGGTCCAAACTTGGTATGGTCTGTGCGTACTTGCTACTTAGGAATCTGGAATCTAAGATCCTTAAGTTGTCTATAAATTCTGAAATGTATTCTCTATCCGTTGTGCCGTCTACGCTTAAAATTATTCTTTTAAAAAACTCTTTATTCTCAGAAGTCTTAATATTCATCTTCTTCATTTTTTCAACAGTCTTTCTGATTGATTGCATTTCATTTGGTAATAGAATTTTATATTCTACAACCTTTTCTGATTTAGGGAGTTCGATTAAATAACTCCCGTCCTCTCCCATTTCTATTTCAGGAGTTTTAACATTGTTCATGATTGTTGTTAGGTTTACTTCCTGTTCATAGTCTTTTTCACAGGACAAGCAAGTTACGATAACTTGATAATCTTCACCATAAGCATCGGCTCTGGCAGCTAATAAGATAGCCAACTGATCTGATTCTAATATTTCTTTCGGATTGAAGCCTTTTTCCAATACGATACTTTCAAGAAGCTTCTCAACGACAATACCTTTTTCTGAATAAGAAGTATTTAGTAAGATCTCTTCCTCTTTCATCGTAAGCATTTTAACTTCTATTGATTCTTTATTGTGGAATGGATGACCTTTTGGGTATGGAAATCCTCTTGTTGGTAAATCAACAAAAAAGGTTGCCCCACTAAGTTCAGATGCGCGGTTATCGCTCACCATATCAAATTTTTGCATTATTGCCTCTTTTAATAAGTTGTTTCTTTGCCTGCGGCGGTTCTATAAGTCATAGCCGCCCAGTCATATGCCAATGAGACAGAAGCTCCAAGTATGGAAGCTCCTGTGTAGTTTAACCCTTCAAAATCAATCTTAGAAACAAATGCATTAAACAATTGCCATGTTTCATAAACATCTCCTTCCGGTGTTAACACTTCTATTTTAACAGTTCCTATAGAATTTATTAAATCTTTTTTGTTCATGTCTTTAAGATTTGATGGGTTAATTTGATTTGGGTTGTCATATCCAAGAGTTTTGTATGTTTTCAACAGCATTCCTGAAATACTATCAAACTTTTCATTGTCAAAACTTTCGACTATTTTAAAAGTTACATCGCCCCAACTAACAATTCCGGTTGGATTTTTGAACTTCCAGTTTAAAAGCTGAAACTCTTTAGGTGAACCAAAATTTGGGCTTGGTCTTGTCACGCTTGAGATCATAGCAAATGGAATATCGTCAATCCTTAACAGGAACCGAAAATTGCTTTGCAGCGAAGATCTAACTGTTTGTATGTAATTTATATCTGACATCTATAATAATTATGTTAATTATTAATTTTGGTTAATTTCCGTAATGTTAACAGTAGCATAATCATAACTAAATTTCAAACTAACGGTATTAATGCTGTTACCGCTGTATTGAAGTTTAGAATAATTTACGTCTGAAACAAAAGAATTAAACAATGTCCAGGTTTCAACTTCGTTGCCATCAGAATCTAAAACTTTGATTGCGATATTGCCGAAGTTTCCAGTTACGAATCTTTCTTTTGAGAAAGTAGTTCTCCAACCTTCATTATCTGCGGTCCAAGTTGATGGTGGGTTATAGCCCGCCTTGATAACTGCATCTAAGACTTGACCAGATACATCAGGATCAACTGGTTCAACGAGCGTTACATTGACATCTGACCATTGTAACTTACCTGGATATTTGAACTGATGTCCTAAAAATTCGTGATTTACAGCACCGGCAAAGTTAGGGTTTGGTCTATCACATTCGGTTACAACCCAAGCAGGAATATCTCCTATGGTCAAGATAAATTTAAATTGCCTCTTTGGCTCAATCTTAACTGATGCCCATGGTGGAATTGGTGATGCTTTGTTTACAGCCATTATTTATTCTCCTGCTTTCCTATTAATTAGTTTAATCCTCAAAAGATGCACCCGTATTAGTGATAATGAAATCAACAGCTACGAATTCAATTGCGCGGGTTGGCTTTAAGTAAACCTTTGCATATAGAATGTTTCTATCGATTAAATCTGGTGTCGTAGTTGTTTCGTCCAAGACTAGCTTGAATTCATCTAAGCCAAATCTTGCTTGAACATCGGAAAGGAAAGGATTAGCCTGACCAATGAATCTTGCCCATGTGGCACGAACATTAGGCTCAAATAAGACACCGGCTGCGATATTTGAAATACCCTTCTTAATGAAGATAAGCAGTCTGCGAACGTTAATTCTGTCTAATGCACTTCTTGTAACTTGTAAGGTCTTCTGACCAAAGATCACAATACCCTCATTTGGGAATGAAGCAATTGGGTTGATGTTCGCATCGTAGAGTGTGTCTCTATCTTGTGCAGTTAACTTCTCAGTTACATTAACAACTGGTAAGCCTGCTACACCGCTTGATAGACCGCCACGATTAAAGCCTGCTGGGGCGAACCATGGGGCTCTTACTCTATCTGTGTATGAGAAGGCTCCAATAGCAGCTACAGAGGCTGGCATGTATACCAATTGTCCCTTGAGAGTATCTCTAATCTGAACGAAGGGATAGTAAGCGCAACCATAGCTTGAATTGATCTGACGTGATTTCAAGTTTGTTACGGTAGTGCTTAAGTCAGGGTATACCTTTGCTGTTGCTTCGTGTGCTGGCTGGAAATCACCTTTAAGGTCGATAACCGCCAATGCGTCGGCTCTTGCTTCGGCAGTGTTAACTAAGTGAGTTGTTAACTGTTCGTTGGTAACACCAGGAACTGAGATTAGATTGTATGGTACAAACTCTGGATCTCTAGCAATGTCAATTGCTTCCTTAATTGTGTTGTATGCGTAGTTATCTTCAGCAGAATTACCACCATCGTCCAAGTAAGTATTTCTGAAGGGGTCTTTTTCTGTGATGTTTAGACCGTCTGAGCCGCCGAACATTGGCATTGTAAAACGATCAAACCCCAAGTCAATAACATTTTTGTATGTATTGCCAGTTTTTGAACTAATCGCTGCACCTGATTTTCGTGAACCTGATACCCAAGCAGTTGCTGCGCTAATAGCAGAACTGCCACTAAGCTCATCTAAAGTAAACACAAATTGGTGCTCACTATAAGCGGTGTCTGTTAACGGTGCTGTGATGATGTCTGATCTATTTCTATTTAAGTCTGCATAATCACGGTTAAACTTACCGCTTGTCTTGGAAATACCAGTCCAGACTCCCCAGAAAGCATCAGTTTGGTCTGCGAGACCATCTTGATTGCCTGAGATTCTTAATTCATGTGATGGGTAAAGGAACTTAAGTTCTGGACCTGCACCATTCTGGAATTTTAGCCCTGAACCGGTTAGAACTAAGTCTGTGGTTGAACCTGTAATATTTGCTGCTAAAAAGTTTTTAGCACCGAGTGCCATAACTCCCTCACCAAAGTTTGTTAGACTTAAGTTTGTTGCAGGTGCGATTGAAAAGTCTTTGTACTTTAATGGACCATAAAAGCCAAATGGCAGCAATTCTGTTGATTCAAAGGAGTCAGACTCCATTTCAATTCGAATGTACTTAGAATTGTTTGGATACTCTCCGCGTGTTTGCAGTCTTCTTGTAGTAGTATTAAACTGCAAGTGCTGATCACCTATTTTTCTTGCAACATAATCTAGAGAGTTCGCGTCCAAATTACAGTTGCTAAATCTTTCAATAACTATCGGCGCTGCGTCTGTATCGTTAGCACGACGGACTAAGACGTCAAAAGTACCATACTTATTGAATTGGTCTTGTGAGTAGTTAATATTTGCGATAGAGATCTTAATGTTGTTTTGCGCCCACTCTGCGTGATCTAGTGCATGGATTCTAAACAACTTAGTCATTTTATCATATTCGTATACGCCCGCTGCTGAAGCACCGCCTAAGTCTTGTCCAAACACATACCCAGTTGCTGGGTTGTTCCTGGTTGCCCCATTCTCAAATGGGATCTGACGATTACTGTGCCTAGCTGAAGAACCAGTAGCTAGTGGTAGAACGACGCCGACGTAGCTTGAGTCGCCAAAGCTGCCTGAAAAGCCAGAGCCGCTAACAACATTTCTTGCTGTTTTCTGAAGGAATTCAGTAGCGTATGTCTCGCCTAACCAGTATCTCTCTCGCTGATTTGCCTTTGTGATTGTTGCATTTGTAAGAGTTGGGTTTGTATTAAATACATTTCTTATGTAGTCTTGATTTGCCTCCGACAATGAGAAGCTTATAACACGGTTTCTTGTGTAGCTACCTTCAGACCCCGAGATCATAACTGTAAAGCGATCATTTGAGTCAGCCGCAATAAGACGGGCGCTGCCACTGCCGACTGCTCTACGACTAATTGGTACGCCAGAGGATTCGTTACCAACTAGACCAACCATTCCGTCTGCTACATACCAAGTGGCAACCAATGAACCAGTCGCTTGAGCACCCAAGGTACCGCTTAATTGGTTTGTGAATACGAACAAGCCATAGGCTGAGCCAGTTGGATTTCCACTAGCCGCTGCTTCAAAATCAGGGGTACCCTGAATGTCTAAACCTAGAGGGGAAGTCGCTTCAAGTCGATAACCTGCTTTGCCAGCAGTAGAAGCATTTACGTTCTGTGACCCCAAGAGACGCATGTAAGTGCAAGTTGATGAGTTTCTTAACCAAGCTTGTGAAGCATACGCACCATAAGTTGGAGTTTGTTCATTTCCATTTCTCCAAACGTCGTTAGATTTTCCACCAGGAATTGGCTCACCATAAAGCTGAACAAACTCTGCGAAAGAATCAACGGTTACTGGTCTCATTGCTGGACCATATTTTGCTCTACCAATAAAAAGCGGACCAATCTCTCTTGGTTCGTTTGGTAGTTGTGAATTGTCAATTTCGTTTAGGAAAACACCGGGTGAAATAAACTTAAATTTTCTGGCACTCATAAAACATCTCCCAATTATGCTACAGTAAATAGTTTTGAAATAGTCTAAAAACTAAGGTCTGTATCCGTCGTCAGAGAAATCATTAATATCACCCAACATAACGTGTTCTCTTGGGAAGCGTACTTCAACCAAGTTTTCTTTTCTTGCTACTTGTGGTCCTCTCTGATTTGGACCGGCTCCCATGACATACCCAATAACACGCACTTGAATTTTTGATTCATAAACTTTTTCGTTATTACCCAAGTTGCTTATATTATTTGAAATTGAATAATCAGTCTCAATAAAAGCCTCATAGCTATGCCCTTCTTCACTAATCATAAACTGATTTATGTTATTATTAAAAGTAGCAAACGGCTGGATCATATTGTTTATCTGTTGTTGATACTCTGCTCTAAGGTTAATAGTGTAGCTCATGTCATGATAAATTGGCAGCGGGACTGTAGCGTATTCATAAACAACTTTTTTATTATCAAATTTAAAATTATTTTGTTTGTATAATCTTAAACTTGTCGCATTGGCAAAATTTTTGCTTTTAGACTGTTTAACCTTTTTGGAAATAACTAATGTTGTTCCATCTCCATCGGCAAATAATCTAGCAGGAATCGGACAATCGTTTGTTGCTGTCTTTTTAACAGATGTTCTTTCAACAGAGATCATCGGAAATTTTAATGATTCTGTACCTAGCTCACGCATTTCTCTATCATCTTTAATCTGAAACGCACGCTCTTGTGTTAACCAAATAATTGGAACTTTCTTCCAGCCATCGTTTCTTGTTGCGAATACATCAATAGTTTGATTTAACCATTCGTACAAAGCCATGTCTACCGTTTCAAAAGTTGAGGGTTTAAGAGTGTCATACTGCACCGGATACGCTGCTTTAAACAGCGCATCTGCATTCTTGCAAGGATAGAATTGACCATTCTCAGTGTGGGTACCAACACAACTTAAATCCTCGGCTTTCTTTAAAGCGTCTCTAAAGTTGTTAAATTTATAATTTTCTTCAATGTACTTTGGTAACATCTAATATTCCTACGGGTTAAATTTTCCTTCTCTTGCCAATATGCAAGTTGCACTCACCTCAAAACTTTTGTCGGTCTGGTCAAAGAGCAGTTTTGGCTCACTAAGTTCTACAATTTCATAATCAAATTCGCCATATCGAACAAAGTCGCCAACTCTGACATACAGGTTTTGATCTTCAGTTAAACGCCTTTTCTGAAAATCAATCACAATTTGTGGTCTTCTGTCAATTCCGTATTTAGTGAATTCGGTTTTAGTTCCTTTCCAGCTTACACGGCTGTACACTCTAATTGGTGGCAAATAAGTTTTTTCTATTGCCTCGCCATAGAGTGGGTGATAATTGGAGTGTTCTCTTGAAACTGGGAAATAAAGAACTTGTTGTCCAACAACCCGTTCAATTACTTCATCGTTAATTTGTTTAACGAAATCAGCTTCTTTTTGCCCTGTAAAAAGTGGGGGTGGCGGGGCGTCCGGTCTTGTCCATTTATCATCAGCCATTGATTATCATCCTACAAATAATGGAACTGGTACTTTGCTTAAAGTATCAGCAGTTGTTTTTGTCATATTAGCGTCTTTCGTTAATAATTTCTCATAAGTTAATTCGTCTAAGACAGTCTTAAGTTCAGTTCTCAATTCGCCCATCTCTTTTGAAGCTTCTCCTAAAAGTGCTGTTGCATTTAGTGAGACATTGCCGCCTGGGAGTGGTACAACATTTCCTAACTTACCTCTGATCTGTCCTAGCATCTCTTTACATAACGACAACGCGAATCTTCTGATCCATTGCTTACCAATCGAGTTGATTGATGAGTATGGAATATTCTGGAATGGCAAGTTGTTCATGTTATTAACACCGCGCCCACCATTTTTACGGTCGCCATATTCTTCAAATGAATCCTTCTTTACAGTGAATCTAAAGTAAAAACGATCCGGCGAAGTTGTCTGCGGCGTTGGGAATAGTCTTAATTTGTTATTAATAATTTCGTATGAGTAATGAGAAGTCCTAGTATAAATTGAATCTTCATACGCCATGGCTTGAAGTTTGTTTTGCCAAGTTGGCACAACTTCAAATGTTGAATCATCTGCATATTGACCATAGGAAGACATATTACCAATAACATTTAATCCCCCATAGTATGCAAAGAATCTCCACATCGCTCTCGGAGTTTTATAATACATGTTTCTAATAGTAATTTTATTATTACCTACCGTATCTCCACTTTCCAATGTTAATTCGCCGTTTGTGATCGATGAACTAACAATTTCCTGTAAATCATAATCTTGTACGCTTGCCGTTGGGACAAAAGATGCTGTATAGTAGTTTAACCCACCTCCTGCACCTGCCTCAGAGGAAATACCTTCGGCTACTCTTCTTGTATAATCAAACGTATATCTAGGAAGCGTCATTTCGACGTTAGAGCCACTTAAAGCATCTCCGACGACAATCTGCCCGTCTTCATTAAAAGAAGCCGTTGTAGCGCCAAGTAGATTGTTTAATGAGTTTTTTGCTTGATGTATGTTTACTAAGTATGAGTATTCTAAAACTGCCTCTTCATAAGCTGCGTAAACATTATATTGAGTCAATTCAATATCTAAAACATCGCCACCTAATTTTTTGTATACAAAGCTTACCTGATCTGCGGCACCTGACGCAAAAGCTTGGTAATCCGGTCCTTGCATGTAAAAACCAAATGGCAATGGGTTGCTTGCGGCATTTACATTATCAGGGGTTCCGGTAATTGGCAAAATGACTTTGCTTGAATTACTTGACGGTGTTAAAGTTGGTACTGACATTCACATAATCTCCTACTATCTAAATAGTTTTATTAAAGAGAAACCCCCCACCCGTCGAAACGGATGAGGGGCAACTCTTAACTACGCAGTAGTAATTATACCAAATCGTGGCAGATTACTAGACCGTACATGTCAGAACGAACCATTTTCTTGGCGTAGCGAGTCAACACACCCTTGCGTGGTGCGAAGTCTTCTGTACCAAAGATGGTAGGTGTGACCTGTAGTGGGACGTAAGGAGCGTAGACGTAGCCACTCTCTAGGAAGCTGTTACCCTTGCGACCAACCAACAATACGTTGCGTGGGAAGTAAGGATCGACGTGAACGTCGTACTTCTTGGAGATTGAACCAACATTTACAGCACCGGCTGTACCATTTGAGTCAACGCTGACGCTTGCGCGGAAACCAGCAGTGAACTCAAGTAGGTTTGCAACTTCTGGTGAGCAAACGATGAAGTTTGCGCCGCCGCGAAGTGTCTTTCTGTGGATACGAGCAGAAACATCATTGACAGTCTCAATGAGAGTCTCGTACCATTCAGAAACAGTACCAGTAAACTCTGGGTAACCAGTTGAGCTTGAAGCATCCTCTAGGGCAGCGCCTGTCTCACGGTTGAGGAATTTACCAGGATTGCGTGACCAGTGGAGTGTACCAGCAGTTGCTCTCTTGATGAGGTCTTCTAGGATCTCGCGATCGATTTCTAGAGCGACCTGCTCAGAAAGAATACCAGTTAACTCGACTTCAGCGTCCAAGTTGTGGTAAGCGTTAAGGTCTTGACCTAACTCTGGTGACCACTTAGCGCGGAGCTTCTTAGTCATTGCTGTAACAGCAACACTATCAACTTTGATGTCGATTTCTGGGATTGCACCAGCAACGTCACCGAAGTTACCACTTACAGTTGTGGATGTTGACTCTAGGAGCCAGTTTGAAGTACCAGCAACTGAACCAGGATTACCTAAACCAGTAGCAAAAGCGTCAGCAGTAGCATGCTCCATGTAAGCCAATGCGTCAGCAACTTCATCGACTGCTTCCTGTAGCTTATCATTTAATCCAGTACTTGCAGGACCGTTGACGGCGATTGTGCCGGTACCAACGAGAACGGCGTAAGCAGTTCCACGAGCGGTGTCAGCATCTAGGAAAGTAGTCAAGCGACGAGCCTGAATAAGAGCACCCTGTGAACCAACGGCACCACTAAGTGGTGTGCCTGCTTTCTCACCAAAGGTGATTGAAACCAAGTCATCTTTGTTTAGTTGTGGCAATTCATTCTCAACGTCAATGCTGACAATGATTACTGGTGTACCAGAAGCGATATCTGGGTCGTAACGCAAGATTTCTCTTGCTTGAGCAGCAGTAATTGCGTTAGCAGTTACTGGACTTGTTGCCATGAGTTGGAACTCACCGTTAGCGTCAAAAGCACCTGAAGCAACGATTGTTCTAAGTGCAGTAGAGGTGAGACCACCGGAAACTGGTGAAGAATAACCATTGTTTAGGTTGTAAAGACTCTTCTCAGCGTTAACACCAGTTAGGTTTACACCACCAGTGATCTGTTGACCAACGACGCCACCACCGTAAACGGAATCGCCAGCAACGTCGCCAACGCGGGTGTTTGTCTTCTGGAAATCCAAGAAGAAGATGAGTCCACTTGGGAGACTCATTGGTTGAACGCTAACGAGATCATTAGCGAGTAGACCGCCGAATACACGACGGACGATTGGGAATGCGACGGCTGCGAAGCCCTCGACATCACCAGCAGCCATTGTGGAAGCTTCACGAAGAAGTTCCTTAGCTTGGTTCTCTAAGAGACGGGACATGTTGTCCTTTGTTCTATCGTTACCGAGTCCTTCAAGTAGACCTGTTTTTTCCCATTTGGAAACTAGGGCAGCGCCTTCTTTTTGGAGATCACGAGCAACGATGTTTTCTGTTAATCTTTCGACTATGTTTGACATGTTTTAATCCTCCTTATGATATTTAATGCCTGCTAAAGCCTGCATACGATCAGCTAAGATATTACTTTCGTTTACCTTTGGCTTATCGTCACTTTTTTGTGCTTTTAGCAATAAAGATGTTGAAGATCGCTTGCCTACTGCCTCACTCAGAGATTCCGGTTGCTTGTGTGTAGCATTGCCCACTGTGTTTTTAAGAGTTTCATAGACAATCTTCGCTTGCTCAGAAGTCTGAGCATTATTAATAGACTCGACAAGGTTACCCTTTTGTCGCTCATTCAGGGAGTCGTCCATTAAAGTTTGGTTTGTGTAGAATAACTTGCTGTTCATTAGTTTGATTTCCTCAAACTTTGCAGCAATATTCTTCACGGTTTCTTTTAGTTTTTGATTAGTCTCATTTAAATCTGAGTTAGTCTTAATCAAAGATTCGTTTTTTGTTTCCAAGTTGGCGTTTTGCTCTTCAACGGCGAGCATTACGTCCATTAACATGGCTTGCTCTGCCTGCTGTGCTCTTGTCGCGCCAAAACCGGTTGTTTGACCAACTACAACTGGCTCAAAATCGAAGTTGATTTCTTCTTCCATCTTACCTTTAGGGCGAGCATCACCAACGGGCATCACACAAACAATTTTGCCATCTGTGCTTTTCATTGCTTTGTAACCCTTGGGGCATTTATCCATGGAAGACTCTTCTTCTAGAGTTTCTTCTAATTCGTCTTCGGTTACAAAACCAAAGTCTTTTTTGCCCTCTTTGCGAGCATGATCTTCACAATGCCCTTCGTTTGTTGGGGATGGGATTGGTTTAAATTCTTTTTCAGCTTCGTCTTTGGCTTTTTGCATCTCTTTTTCGATTGCATCAAGGCGTCTTTTCATTTCTTGACGGGCTTTTTCTAATTCTGCTTTTTTCTTCGCTGCGTCTTTTTTCTTTTCAACCTTACCCGGCTTTTTTTCTTCTTCCATTACTTCTTCTATTAATTGCTCAATTAGTTCTTCTGTTACTTCGAATTCTTCTGTAAGTGATTCTTCTGTTTGTTCTTGCTGAACTTCTTCAAATAAAGATTTAACATCAATTTCAACCAAATCATCTTGCTTTAGATCACTCAACTCAGTATTTTCGACAAAGGCATAGCCCTCGCCCTTTTTGTCTGCCTCGACAATCTGCTCATCTACAGACTTGTCTTCTTCGAAATCATTTTCTTCCATTAATTTCTCAACAGCCTCTTTAATATCTGTTGAATATTTCTCAACAACTGCCTGTTCTGCACTTTTAATTGCAGCTTCTCGCAAGGCTGTTGCGTCGATAATTGCTTGATCTAACATTGATGACATAAGAATACTCCTAATTTACGCTACAATAAATAGTTATAAAAAAGGTAAAATGACTTACTGTAGGGATAAGGCTAATGATAGTCTGCTTGATTCGCTATTAGTAAGTAATCTGGTCAATATAATAAAGTCTGAAACATGACCATTTAAAGGTGCCGATGCGCCATCATTTCTAGCCCCTAAATAAGATTTATTTGATCTTATAATATCGTGAGAGGTGTTTTTGTTTAAAGTGCCAGCTTGCGGCAAGACTGCACCATCAGCAGAAACAGTTATTGCATCTGGGTTAGTTGCTGTATTGTAAGTTGAAACCATTGTAGTCGCTGCGTTTTGTGTCACCCTAACATTTAAGAAAAATGTATCAGCGGAGCCACCGTCACCAATACCGGACCAAAAGCTAGTTTTATTGCTGTCGCCACTGTTACGAAGAACGCCTTGGACAAGTCCACCGTTAACTGCTGCATAGCCAGATGCGTTACCAAGTTCAAATATGATATGGTCTGTAAGAGTGCCGGGAATGGCAAATCTAGTTGCGATTGTAGCCTCTGTTTGGTTACTAGGAAAAAGGTTGTTTGCCCACTCTAAAGTTTGGTTTGTCGCAAAAGAGTACGCAGTTGTATTTAATGGGGCGCTAAGAATTGTTGTTGGTTCGTTACTACCAACAGTTGATTCTGTCCCAGCAACGGTATCAATTGTAGCATCTGTTAAATCTGCACCTAATGTATTTTTGGTTCTGGTAGCGTCAATCCAAGTTAATAAGTCTTCGCCTGCAATAGACCTTATTAATGAACGTTTTGAGCCTGCTCGATCAACAATGTTTAGTTTGCCCTTTGTCCGGCTGTTAAGAGAACCTTGTTTTCCACCAAAGCCACTTTTCACTAGCCTACTCCAGAGGTACCTGACCAGTTGGTACTTAGCTTGCCTGCTGGGATGCCAGTCATTCCAGCGATGACAGATGCTGTACAAACCCCTTCAACACCTGCGATGAAAAGCGATGATACTCTAAACTCTCCAGTGTATGATTCACCATTGTCTAAGACAAAATAGTTATCCCCATTTTGCGATGGAGCACCTGAGCCTGTAATGCCAAGAGCACTAAAGCCAACTCTCATTTTTACAGATGAACCACTGTGTTCATTTATAACTGTTACAAACTTAGTAACATACGGAAAATTCATTTCTAAAAAATTACCAGGACCTTCTAAAATATCTGGTACTATAAATGAGGATGACAAGAATGGAATGCCACTTGTCTGATATTGTCCAACTGCACCGATACCGGGGCTTGGGTATTTAAATCTTTGGTCTGCAAATTTTTCGTTAGGGGTGCTTGACATCTTTTTCTCCGTTTTGTTTCATAAATAGTTTCTTTAACACTCTTTTTCTCTTTAATTTATCTCTTCTTCTCTTAACAGAAGGTTTTTCATAATACATCCTTTTTTTACACTCTTCTGCGATACCGGCTCTTTTAGCTTTCCTGCTGAATCTTTTAATTAATGCCTCGCCAGTTTCATTTCTTCTAGCTTGGACATGGATATGGACCACACTCATAATAACCTCATACTAATTTTGACCATTTGTCACCGCCAATGTTGAGAATGCCTGATATATCAACACCCGCATCGTTCGGATCAACACCGGACAGTGACGACTGCGCAGATGCGGATTTTGTAGAACCTTGGCTTGACATTGGGGTTGTTCCTTCGAATAAATCAACGCCGCCGTAGGCATCCTTATTAATTGCACCCAAGAGCGCCTCTCTTGTTTCCTTTAATTTCTGTTGCTTTTTAAGGCGGCGTGCTTCGGCGGCGGCATCACTTTCATATTTTTCTTTTTGTTCAGTGATTTTCTCTACCGGTGGTTGCGCAGCATAACCTCTCACAACTTCAGAAATAATTCCTGATAGTAAATTAGATTCAACTAGAGCCTCTTGAAGACACTCTTGGATGATTGGTTTAATTAATTTTTTAAATTGTTCTTTCTTCATTTTTGATCTATAATTGAGTTTAGTAGGGAATTAACACGATAATCCCTATCATGAACCTTTACTTCTTTTGATTCACTAATTCTTTTTGGGTTCATAAAAGCACCCGGTGTTGATGGATCTGCAACAATATCAAAACAGATTAATTGAAAATCATCTTGAACCATGCTCACACCATTTGATTCATTAACCACTGAGCCAAGACCTCTTGACGAAATACCAATTTGTCCGCCGGATCTAATGATGCCCTTTACGATTTCTCCTGCTGGGGTTTCCAAGAGCTTAATAACTCCCATCACCTTTTCACCTTCCATCCAGTAACGAGTCACCATGTGGGAAGCATTCTTCAAATCAACAACCGACGTGTCTGGGTGGTCTAATTCGCCGTATGCTCTTCTTTGCTTAATGAGCATCTCATAATTTTTCATTTCTCTTTCAAGGACGCGAGTTGGATATTTTCTTCTATTTCCGTTCTCAGTGTTGCCCTTTTGTAGAATACCAGTCAAATAAAACGCTTTGCCTTCGTTTACTTCTTTTTTTTCAGCTTCTGTTAAGAGATCTCTACAGAACCCACCTTCACAAAGAGCGTAATATTCCTGCAATAATACTTTTTCTGACATATCACTTGTCCTCCGCAGCGGTATCTGTTGGAATCGCCAAGTCTACAGATGCCTCTTTTCTCTTTTCTTTTGCTTTCTCAACGGCGGTGTGCATTTGAGTTAAAAAGTCTGCCACCATTTCTACAACAAAGTCGCCGGGGACTCCTGCTTGGACTAAAGCTGGGGCGGCGAGTTCAGCGATTTCTGCTGCAACTGCATCTAGGATATTATCCTGAGCCGCAAGCAGTTGTTTCATTTCCTGTTCTGAGTTGTCTACAATATCTTGGATGTCCGGTGGGTCGGCTGGTCCTCCAGCATCACCGTCCATAGCACCATAATATCCAACCCTTTCTTGGATTAGAGAATTGACTACCATTTTTTTAATATCATTTAGATTCATTATAATCTCCTAAGCGGTCATCAACCGCCCGATACAGCTTCCTTTACAGCAAAGTCGTGGAGGCTGGAGCATCCACTTGGTTTCTACGAAATTGTTAATTGCCTTTGACATTTATTCCCTCGTCTCCAAAAAGAGTACAGAACACATATGATGTTCCAGAACTTAACCAACCGCATATAAGCATGTTTATTAGGCTGTACTCAAAAGTAATTAGTTCGGTCCACGGTGAAATTAAAAAAACAAATGAGCCAACCCAGAACCCTGAACACATAGGACATTTCAGCATGTCTCCAAAAAATCCTTTTGTGGGTCGCCATTCATTAAAAATTGAACCATATACTAAAATTTGTGTTAAACCGTAACACACTAAAATAAAATATATTAAAGACATTTATATCCTGTAAAGCAAGCCGTAGTATTGTGTATAAAAGGGGTCCATTGTGCCCTTCTTTTTTTGTTGTGGGACCTCACCATACTCAGTGCTATCACCAGTGTCAGGATCAACCATCATTTTATCGGTTTCAAAATCATAGTCAAGTGCTTTTTTCAAACCGGGCAATTCTTCACTGAAGAACATAAAGATATTTAAAAGAATAACTTTAACAACATCGATCTTTTTATTTGCTGGATATGTCGCTTCAAGACTTCCGAAGATATTCCCACCTTTAATTGTGTCAGATAAAATCACACCCCTTCTTTTAAGGTACTCAAAAAAAGCATCTTGATGTGGATAAGCAGAGGTCTTTGATTTCTTTTTGACAAAAGTCATAACTTTCTTTTTATCTGGGTTTATCACAATGTCAAACAACGGGTGATCGTAAATAATGTAATTATTATCAAGGGTGCGGCGGATATCTAATGAAATAGGTTGTGATGGGATTGGTTCAACCCCGACCTCAATTGAAGTAATCTTTGGTTCTACAACAGATATGGTGATTTTATCTTCCTGGCTGTCGTCTATCTTGATTTTAACTTCATCGATATTAATCATTGTCACCGACCTCTCTTGCAAGCTGCTGCATTTTCATGATTTGTTTTAACATTTCTTCGTTAATCATTTCGCCTTTGAAACCATCAATTACAGCAAAAACCGCATTAACCTTCTCTTGTAGCTCCCCATTGAAATTGGTCTTAGCAACAGATTCCTTAATTCTTTCTAACTCGTCGTTAAGATACACTTTTAACTCTAGACCATTGTCTGTAAAAGATGAAATATATTTCGACAACAGAACTCTTTGTTCTTCTAACAATCCTTTATAATGATTATTGAATTTTGAAGAAAAAATTCTCATGGTTGCGTTGTTTATTCTTTTATCTTCAGTGAGTTTTTCACTGTCGGTAGACATGTAACGCACTACAACATTTTCCATTAAAACTTTATTTTTTATTCTTGTGTTGGGTGAAAACATTTGATAAATGCTGGCAAGTGCTTTATAGTTTGGTACAAAATTAGATAATACATCTTCGCTCAATGTATTGTGGATTTTATTAATCAGGTTTGTCTGTTCCTCAAAAAGTTTTTCTACGTTTAGTGTCTCACGACCCTTTTTAACATATCCAATAATTTTTTCTGCCACTTGAGGATTAACTCCACGAGTTTCAATGATCTCTTTATAGAATCCCAAATCCTGCTTTAGAGCAGTTTCATTATTAAAAAACTCTTTAATTACTGCTACAACAGCAGCTTTTCTTTTTTCATTTTTATTAACAACACTCTTAGTTAACTCCCTAACTAATGCCTCGTATAAAAAAGCAGTATTTCTTCTTTTATTATGGTTCATCTTATAAATCCTCTGACAGTATTCTGTCCATTTCCTCATTCAACGAAGACATTCTATTTTCAAAATCTTCACTATAATTAGATTTGTTTTCCTTAACAAGCGTACCTATTGACATTGCCTTAAAAACATTGCGTGGTTTTCTAGGCTTTCCCACACCCCAGGACTCTTTTTTACCAGCCTCTCTGCGCTTATCGTGTTTAACGGACCAATATTTTTTTCCTCTAGATCCTTTGGTTGTGTGGGAACCATCTTCATATTCTGTGTATATTGCCGCTGCTCTGTCGTTGCCTGCTTTTGCGCCACCTTCTGGAGTTGCTAAAAGAACATCATCACCACCCTCAGCGGCTGGCTCTGCTGCCGGGGTTTCGATTTCTGGCGTTGCCTCTTCTGGTTCTGCTGTTGTATCTATGTCCAAGTCCGTCTCTACAGGTCCTGCGGCATCGAGAGTTTCTGTCCCACCAAGATTCAAATCTCCAGCACCGCCGAAGCCTGTGCCTGTCAAGGTTTCTGCCGCCAAGCCTTCACCTTGAGTCTCAGCAACTTTGGCTAGCGCAGTTTCAAGCTGTTTATCATAGAATTTTTCTCTAATATTTCTAACAAGTTCTTCCTCTGATAATCCTAGAATGTTTTTTGCTGCCCAACGGTTACTATAAACATATCCAGTAGCTTTTGCAGCAACATCCAATTTGTTATTTAATGCCTCAATTTCTTGCATCATTGAGATTCTAGATGGATTGTGCAATCTTAAATCAAAATTAATTAAATCGTTTCCTCTATACCCTAGCGTGTATAGGTGGATTGTCGCCATTTTATCTAATTCAGCGACAACTGCCCTCTGCAATCTTTGGATCGTTCTGCCAAAACGGATATCTTTCTGTGCTAATGCAGCCTGCTCTTCGGATGCACCCTCACCTCTTACGAGATAAGACATTGGAATTTTGATTGCTGCGAACAACTTGTTTTGCAAATATTTAATATCCTCAATGGCGGTGCCCCAAGTGTCACCTTGCACTGTTGAAATATCTACTGAAGATTGTCCATTTCTTGTCGGGATATAGTAGTCCTCTTCGATTGACAATGGGTTGTATCTGAGGTCTACTCTACCACTTTTGTCGTCAACAACCTGATGGCGTTTCATTGTAGTAATGATTTTTTGCATGTACTGCTCAACCTCTTCTGGGGCAATACCGCCAACATCGATTTTAAATTGTTTTCTCTGTGGAGAACGAACAACTCTATAAGCAATCATCGCGTCTTCAAGTAGAGTCAATTGTCTCCAAATTCTGCGACCTGGGTCTAAGACGGATGTTCCATATGGTACATATTTATCATTGCCCAATACTCTAAAGTGGGCAAGTTGCCAATTTTCAAAAGTTAAGCCGCCTACATTCCATTGATATTGCACATAATTTGGGTTGGTCTGGTCTGAGCCTTCCATCCTTTCGATCTCACTGACTGGCAGTCCAATTAAAGATTTAATGCCAATGTCTTCATCAATGTCCAAATATCCAAAAAAGTCTCCATACTTACACATGGAGCGAACCCAACCAAAGAGGTTTGAGTCCACATTTAGAACTTTAAAAAATAGTGTTTCTAAAATATCTTTGATTTCTTCGTTCTGGCAATCAACAATAAGAGACTTGTGAAATTCAGAGTGAGTTGTTATCTCGTCTGCATAAACGTCTAATGCAGAAGCCAACTCTGGCATGAACTCCATTTGATCGAAGTCTGCATATCTCTCTGTACGATTTAAATTATTCATCATCGCTGATGAAATTGATTCATATGGATTGTATGACTTTCTTTGAAAAGACTGCCCACCGACAGATCTAAACTTTGAAGCATATTTATCCACTGAATATTTACGATTATTTCTTACTTGTTGTGCTTTGTAGTTTACAATTGGTCCTGAAAACAGCCTTGTTAGTCTCTGGAACAAAGGGCTATTTGGATTTCTTGGATTGTTTTTGTTGTCTGCCATCGATCAATTCCTATTTGATAAAAAACGGTAGTTTGTGTATTGTTACTGTTTTCTGTTTCGCGTTGCCACCATAGATATAATTATCTTGCGGATTTCTTTCCATCCCAACAATTCTTGTATCAAGTGATTTATTACTTGTCATTATAGCAGATAACATAGACTTTTTATACTGAATTTCTTGCTGATTTACTGTTAAGGCAGTATCTCTTACCCAACAGCCTATGGCACACGCCATAACTAAATCATCATTATAAGAGCGCATAGCTTCTGCCTTGCCATTATTCCAAATAAATGTTTTTAATTCGTTAAACAACCTTCTCGATCTGATTTTTAATACTTTATTACGAATAAATTCTTCTAATTTGGCAATAATCATTGGTCTGGTTTTAACAGTTGTCGAAAAGCCAGGGACCACAGATGTTTGTTCTGTATAAGTTGCCTCTACATATTCATGAGTTGATTTTTTAGAATGATAAATGTTTGGATGGTTATAATCTTTTAATTTTGTTAAAACCGTCATTCCAACTGAGTTATTCTCAACTACTGTTAGACACATGCCATAACTTTTAGATGTATCGTGGATTAAGCGTGCAAAACTATCTAGAGGTAATTTCCCCTGATATTCACAACAAATCTCCATTGTATCTGCCTCAAATACATAAAAGGTTGAGTTGTCTTTGCCGTCGCCTCTTGCAACATCAGCTACCATAAGATATTTTTTATCAGCTTCAGCATTTTTCCAAATCCAAAGATTTCTATCAAAGCCAGTTTTATATTCAGGCTCTTTCAATTCTTCATCTTGGATGCGTATTAAATCTTTGCCGTGGATAAGAGTGTCTCCAGACATATTAAAATTGCACTCTAGCTCCTGTGCAATCTCTCTTTTTGACATGTTTTTTGTTTCTTTCTCAAACCATTTGTGGTCACGATCTGGATGGACATGCCATGGCAAATTAATTGGATTGAAATCGTTTAATCCTTGTTCTGCCTCTGAGTACAATTTGTGATATAAGTTGCCAACACCCTTTGGTGTGGAAATAATAATGCAGTCACCACCAGTTGACAGCGTGGGATACAAGCCTGCCCAAAGGTCATCAAGACCCTCAATAATCGCTGCCTCGTCAATAACAAGTAAAGAAAGAGCTTCTGAACGACCTGCATCTCCAGATGTTGAGATCGCTTTGACTTGGGAACCATTGGAAAGTTCAAAAGAGTTTTTATTATCAGTTACCAATTCGGATATTTTCATCCATTCGGGTATTGCTTTAAGGGCGAACTTTACTTTCTTCACCAGATTCGCAGCGGTTGAGAGCTTCGTTGCCATTACGACAACATTCTTATTTTTATGAAAAAGTACGAACCATGCAATATAAACCGCTGAAACCGTTGAAAGACCCAACTGCCTTGCTTTAAGAATAATATTAAAACGGTTATCTTGAAAGTCTTTTACAACGTCTTTTTGGAATGGATACATCGCAAAAGGGATGGTGCCCTTCATTGGGTGAGCGATTTTTCCGTAGTTGTTAATAAAGTATGCTGGATCTTTACCGCAAGAGATTATCTCTTTTTTTAGTTGTGTCTTGGTTAAACCACGAGCCATTACTTACCATATTTATGTGTCTGCAAAAAGTCTTTTACAAGATCAAATGGCTTTCTTTCTGGTTCAACAATACTGTCGCCCAAACCACCAATTGTGTAGCACTTTGTTGCCTGGATCCAGCTTCTTTTACGGTTCATGTATTGTAAAAGAATATCTGCATCGCCGTCTGGATTTAAAGAAAGTGTTTTGCCAGTAGCCTTTTTATATCTTTCTTTAAGAAATTTAGCGATGTTAGCGAAGCGCATTTCAACTTCAGCTTCGAATGCGCTTGGTCCCTTTCTATGAACCTCTGGCATCGGAGCCTCAGACTGGTAATTGACAATCAATTTGTTGCCATACATTTTGACACCAAAGCCATCCATATCGCCCTGTCTTGATTGAGTTGTCGAATTTTTGACATCCCTTTTTAGACCAATTTCAATTGGTTTGCCATCTTCATCGATAGCTCCGTCATAAGCATAGCCCATTGCTTGGCTAATTCCTCTGTAAACTTCAAGTGCTTCTATAGACATTATCTGGTCTCCATCCTTTTAGCCATCTTTCCTCTCGGTGCTCAACGTATTGAACATAACAGTTCCGACAGCATTCGTATTTTGTTTCGTACAGCATGTCTTGCTGTTTTAAAATATTTGAGCATACATCACAAATATTCTTACTATCCTTCTTAATTAGTTTTGCAGAGAATAAAAAGCCCTCGCGTTCTTCGACTCGATCTTTAGTCATCTCTTTGATTTTATTTTCTTTTAATTGTTGTAAATATTCTTTTTCTTTTTCTGGTGTCCAATTGGCAGAAGGGTTTTGAACTGCTTCTTCACCGTACTTTTTAGAAATAGCTTTTTCAAGCCCTGCAATATAATTTAAATCTTTCTTCATTTACTTGCCTGGGCTGCGGCATAAAAGATACCGATGGATAAACCCACACCGGCAACAAAGCCACCAACAAACCATAACTTAGTATAATCTGGTTTCTGTGATTTTTTAATAACTTCTTCTAATCTTTTTACTTCGGCATTCTTGAGTTTCATAAGCTCATCAAACTTTTTCTTGCCTGTGTCTCTCTCAATAGTAATAAGTCTTTTTTCAAAATTACATTCGGCTGTAATCTTTTTTATTGAGAAGTCTTTATTCATCTCGCAAATCTTAACAGCACTCTCTCTCTTCGCTGTTATTGTTGCCTCTGCTTTTTTATCTAACAGTATACCGCTGAATGGTGCTCTTTGACCTTTCTTTATTGCGGCGATTTTGCCATTAGCAAAACAAAAGGCTGGTATAAAAGTTATTAACAAGATGATCGCTGTAGTTCTCATTCTTCTCTATACTTCTCACTCCAATCAAACTCTTCTTCGCCATCGTGGACGTGTCTGAGATAACTGCTGTAAGATCCGCTATATACATACGCATCAAAAGTGTCCTGACCGGCTAACCATCTTTGAAAGATTCTGTGGTTTCCGTCATCAACTATAAGTTGCTTTTTCTCTGTGTGGTAAAAAAGAACTGGCAACCCTTCGGTCATGCTAAGTTCACCGCGATCGATGTCAGCCATAATACCTTTCCCTTGTTCGTCAAGCATACTAAGTGCCTTCATGGGAATGTTTGTTACTAAGACACCTTCTTCTCCCTTTTCTTCATCAAAATCTTCTTTGCCGTCTAATACTTCTTGTGGGAGTACCTTTTCTAAATCGACATTATCAACTATATTGACTTCAATTTCTTCTTGCCTCTCTTTCAAATACTTATGAAAGTTTTCAAACAACTTTTTCATTCTTCGACCTCGACAATCTCCAAACCAAATTCATCGGCTAAAGTATGTAATCTTTCTTCTTCGGGCATAGCAACGATCTCTTTTATTCTTTTCTTTTCTTGTCGCTTTATTTTCTCGCCCTTTTCTTTTTTCATTTCATCGACTGCCTGAACAGCAACCTTAAAATCATGCTGTGCTCTGGCTTTCTCTTTAACCTCTTCTTTATGGGAGTCATTCAGAACTCTGATCTCTTCTTCGTTCTGTTTAACCTTACCTTCGTAGAGGCTTCTGAAATAATCTTCATCTTTTACAAAAAACTTATGGAGGACAAAGCCAATTATTATTAAAGCGCCTGCCCACCAATAGTTTTTTACATAAATCCAAATTTTCTTTAAAATATGTTTAGCTGTTAGCCAAGTCATTCTTCCTCTTATTTGTCTTTCTTATCCTTCATTTTAGTTACATCTTGTGTCTTATCAACAAGAACATTTGATGTAATGATAAATTTAAGTATTCTTTTAATCTCTTTTTCTTCAACCTTGCTAACAAAGTTCTTGAGCTTTTTAAGATCAGATTTTGAAAGTCCGTGAGCTTCATTTAAAGTGACTTCTAATTCTTCTTTAATAATTTGTTTTAGTTTTTCTTTTGCAATTTTCATTGTTTATTTACCCTTAAAACGAGCTACAACATCAACGAAACCTTGTGTGCCGACATAAGCTGAAGCAATGATTACCCACTGCTCGGAATCTACTTTATCAGCAAGAAGTAGTCCTGTTGTTGTTAGCCATACCAAAAGTTTCTTTGATACAAATCTTTCTAAGTGCCTATCGGCAAATGCTTTTACTGCTGCCACCATTTTATCCTCTCTGGTTAATTATTAACCGCAGCAGCAATCGCAGCCGCAGTTATTTTCACATTTACAATTATCACATCCACACATTTTTTTATCCTCATTGATTAACAAATGCATATCCGTCATCTGTTTTAGAGATTTCGACTGTCATATCGACAATATCTTTCAAACTCTCTATGTGAGTAATTAGTAAAGTAACGTCAAAATACCCCTTCACAAGATCTAAGATTCGGACAAAGCCCTCCATATTTTCAGCATCTAAAGCAGTTCCCGGTTCATCGAGGATAAACAGATTGCTCTTCGGCATATTACTTACATTTAGCAGGGCAATTCTAATGGCGACAGCGGCAAGTGTTTTCTCTGCTCCCGAACAAGTTTCAAGTTGTCGTGGGTCGTGCTTTGGGTGTTTGATTAAAATATTTAACTTGTTTTCACTATTCTCAAAGAAAACCTCAAAGTCAACGATATTCGACAACACCTTTGCAATCTCTGTGTTGATAACTGGCAGGGCTTTCTTAATAACATCAAAAGCAATACCGTTAGAGTGCATACATCTCATAAAGAGGTCGTAAGCTGAGTACTCCGCATTTAACCGAAACCTTTCTTCTTTGAGGTCTTTTAAGTTTTGTAGTTTTTGTTCCAAAGCACCCTCTTTACCAACAAGTTGATAAATTCGATCCTCACAATCCTGTAATTCTTGTTCAGTTCTCTCTTTATTAGTTCTGGCCAACTCCACTTCTGAAACGACTTTTTCCATATTCTCTAACACTTCTTTGTGCTCTTCATAGTAGTCCGCTGTTTCATTCAACTGCTTGATTTCATTCTCTAACTTTTGGATAAATGAATTAGTTCTTTCCAACTCTAAATTTAGATTAGCTACATTGTTTTGCTCATCTTTTATTTTTTGTGTCAACTGATTCCAGTTGTTGATTGTCTTACTAACTTTGTTAACATCAATATCTGATAGTTCGCCCGATTTTAGTTTTAATTTATTCTCAACCTCCGATAGAACTTTCTGTGTAATCGTTAAATCTTGTTTGGCCCCATGAGCATCTTTAATAAACTTACAAGAAGTTAGATATTTGTCACCACACGGGATATCCGTTAGTATCTTGATCTGTCGAAGGCTTGTCTCCCTCTCTCTTTCTTGTTTCTCTTGTTCTCGTAACAATCTTTCTACTCTATCTTGTAGTTCGTCAGCCTCTTCTTTCTGTTTGCTTAAGCTTAAGATGTCGATGGATTCCAGCAAAGATCCACCTTTTTTTAAAAAATCCTCTTTCTTTTCAATTT